TAAGTACAGCTAATGTAATTAATTCTTCAAAAGCTAATATACTCAAACCTGCATTCATCGAAAATAGTTCTAAAGCCAACATTGTAAATACTATAATTTTTGAAAATAATGCAAAAGCAAGTATTGTTGTAGATAATAGTATAAACAATCAAGCTAAATCTAATATAATTATAACTGCTTTAAATGCTTTAAATACAAAAGCACAAATAGTTTCTACAGAATTGGCAGTAAATGTTGTTAAGGCAAATATAGAAGTAACTAATCTGAATGAAAATCAGATAAAAGCAAACATAGAAGTTACTAATATATTAGACAATCTTTCTAAATCATCTATTGTTAATACAAGAGCAATAGAATTGAGCTCTAAAGCAAATATTATACTTACTATACAAGAAGAAGTATTTGTTAAATCAAATATATTAGTTTCAAGTTATTTTAATAATAATGTTAAAGCAAAAATTGCCAATGTTATTATTGTACACAGCAATGTTAAGGCAGACATCTTTATACCACCAATCAGCACAAAAAACCTGGTTAAGGCAAGAATAAGAATAAATGGACAGGTGTATAGATCTTATCCAGGATATAAAGGATTTACTCCCTATAAAGACATAGGAAAGCCATTTGAGTCTAAAGCAACACCATATAATGATATTACAACTAAGTATTCAAAAAAGAAGAGTCCTTATAGCGATAGATCATAATATTTGACAAGATATAGTATAAAGTTATAGGATGTAGGGAAGACTTTTTCCTATTTCAGGTAAAAAAGATAAAACTAAACGAAAATTTATTGTAGAAGAGCAGCATAGTTACTATGGAGAACAAAAATGAATGACACTAATATTTTTATTCCTTTTGAAAAAAGAAATGATGAAGAGAGAATGGTTTATGGCTATGCCTCAACTGAATCAGTTGATTCTCAAGGGGAAATTGTAGAAAAAGAAGCAATACTTAGAGCACTTCCAGATTATATGAAGTTCGCAAACATAAGAGAAATGCATCAACCTAGTGCTGTTGGAAAAACACAAACAGCAGACATGGATGATAATGGATTATTTATTTCTGTTAAAGTTGTTGATGATAATGCTTGGGCAAAAGTAAAAGAAGGTGTATATAACGGCTTTTCCATTGGTGGAAGAGCAAACACTAGAGTTGGGAATAGAATAAAAGATCTAACTTTAAGTGAAATATCACTAGTTGATAGACCGGCAAACCAACAATCAGTATTCACAATGGTAAAGTTTGATGGACTTTCTAAATCAGATAGCCAAGAACCAACAGATGGAAGAATAATGATTTCAGAAATAAGTGATGAAGAAATGATGGAAATGGAAACTAGACATGGTAAAGTTGCTGACTTCTTAGAAAACCAGGTTTCAATTGCAGAGGTAAGCCAAGTAATAGAAATGGTTCATTATCTTATTTATATGATAGTTGATAGAATTTACGCTGGAAAAGATACCTCTGACTTAGAGGCTGCAACAGAAAAATTAAAATCTGCTGCATCTAAAATACTTGGTGACACTGGAGTTGATAAAATAGATGGCTTAATTAGCCTTGCTAAACAAATGAATACCCTAGATGTTAATAAATTTGCATATGTATCTCCAGAGGGAGTAAAAAGCCTTCCTATAGCTGACAAAGAAATGGTTGAAAAATCAGTAACTAACTTTATGAAAACAAGCTTTGCTCACAATGACTTTAGAGTATTGGCAGCAAGAGTTATTAAAGCGAATGCTGAAAAATACGGCGTACGATCAAGCCAATTTATAAATAATGCTTCAACTGAACCACTAACTGGTGAAGTGATGAAGTCTTACTACTCGTATGATGTTGATGTAAAAAATATGGCTAATCCAAAGGAGTAGAATGATTAAAAAAAGCACTGAAAAAGAGATAGAGTCTTACAAAGAAAAAAAAGAAACAGATAAAAAAGAGAAAATAGTTGGTGGAAGAATATTTAATGCAGATACTGTTGACTATAGCACTCTTGTACCAGGTGATATTGTTATTGATGAGGTTAAAAACTAACCCAACTTGACAAGCAGTAGTGTCCTATAATATTATATATACAGATACAAAAGGATTTAATTAATCCAATAATAGCAATAATTGTTTTGCTATAGTTTAAATTGAAAAAAAGAACTTGTTTATAAGCAAAAGGAGAAGCATGACAGAGAAAAATAAAGACCTTAAGCCAGAGGATGCAGTTACGAAGACAACTGTTGACCTTGCTGGTAAAGAAATTATGTCAACCGAAGAAGAAGATGCACGAGACAGAGGCGTAACTGTTGATGAGTTAAAAGAAATCAAAGGTGAAGCAGCTGAGGCAGAAGTTGAAACAGAAGTTGAAGAAAAAGAAGAAGAGTCTACAAAAACAGAAGATGTTAAAGAAGTAGAAGAAGCTGAAACTAAAGAGACTAAGGCTGATGCCAAAGAAACTAAAGAAGAAGCAAAAGAAACTGTAAAAGATAAAAAAGAAGATAAAAAAACTTCTGAAAAATCAGATACAGATCAAGATGTTACTAAAACAGAAGAAGTAGTTGAAGAAGCTGCCGATGAAGTAGAGGTAAAAGATGAAGAAGAAGAGAAAGCTACTGAAGAGTCTACAACAGACGAAACAGAAAAAGCAGACTTAAATTCTAGAATCACTAAGTTAGAGGATATGATTACTAAGATGGCAGAATCAATGACCAAAGCAGATGAGCAAGAGGAAGTTGCAGAAGAAGCAGATGAAGCAGAGACTGAAGAAGTCGAGGAAGCAGAAGCTGTTGAAGAAGTAACTGAAGCTACTGAAGAAGAAGTTGAGACTGAAAAAGAAGATGAGGAAGAAAAACCTGCTCCAGTAGCAGAAAAATCAGATACATCAACTGATCTTAATAAAGCTAATCTAGAAGGTAAGCTCGCTAAAATGGAAAGTGATTACTCACAACTCCAAAAGTCATATCAAGAGCTTAATAAAGCACACACAGCAATCTTAGAAAAGGCTCGACCATCTAAAGTTGTTACACCATTCGCAATTGCAAAAGGTGTAGAGATATTTGATAAACCAGAAGCTGAGTTATCAAAAATTGATGCAAGATTAGCAGAAATAGATAAAATTAAATTAGAAACGCCAATGGTTTTCGCAAAAAGCGACTCGCTTCAAAAAGAAGCATACCAACTGGTAAAAGATAGAAAATATATTAGGGAATACCAAATCCCTACAAGTAACAAAGAATAAGGAGAAAATATGTTAAGTCCAATGGTAGACAACGCCCTGATTAGCATTCGTGAAGAAATCATGAAGGCAGCAGAGGTAAAAACAACAAATACATTTGACCCAGCAGCTAGATCAATTTTCTCTCCAGAGAATTTAGATGAGGAGATAAAATATATCACCCCAATCGACACCCCTCTAAGAGAGAGATTGCCTAGAACGCAGGGTATGGGAGAAGCAGCAGTTTGGAAGAAAATGACAAGCTCAGTTAATTCAGGAATGCACCCAGCATCTAATGTTCCTCAAACAGGAAGCGCAACATCAATATTTTTTGCTGATGCAGCAGCTCCTAATGAGACTACACAAACTTATACAACAGCTACAGCTGTATATAAGCTTTTGGGTAGAAAATTAGAAGTAGGTGGCGGTGCTTTAGCATCATCACAAGGTAGAGCAGGTCAACCAGACATGCAAAAAGAGAGAGAAAGAGTCAAAATCTATGAAGTAATGGTTGGTGAAGAAGAAGCAATCATCGCTGGTGATGCTGACAATAATTCATCTCAATTTAACGGTTTGAATGACCAAATCACTACAAATTCAGGTAATACTACATTCGTAACTTACTCTGGAGTTGGATCTTGGGCTACAACCCTTTATGGTTATGGTGCTGACCCTACACTTCTTTTAACAAGTGCAAGACAGCTTCAAGCATTAGCTAACGACCTCGACGGTTCTGGTTCTTTAATCAGAAACACTGTTGTAAACGGCGCAGCTAACACTGGTATCACTGGTGGATTCGCATTATCACAAATTGTTAACCCAGTTACACAATCAGTGATTGATGTTAAACCTTCAAGATATGTCGGCTACGGTGGATTACTCTTAACTGAGAAATCTCCAGCTGGTGAAGCTTGGATCTCAATGGAAGATTTAATTAGCATGAGCAGAGTTGATGTCCCATCAAGTAATTTCTCGTACACATCGTTTGTATTAGAAATGACTGCTTTGAAAGTTATTTCAGAAATTTACCAATTCAAGTTCAACACAGGAGCTTAAAAAGTAAAGTTCGGTTTGCCCCCCCTCGTTTCTATGAGGGGGGCAACCATAGAAACACTGAACTTTAAATACTTATAAATGGATAACAATGGCTATAACTAATTTAAGAACACCATTATACTATGCAACAGAAGAAGATATAGAAAATCTTTTGTTAATAGATATAAATGATTCTTTCAGCCCCCAGGTTGATAACTGGTTAGTAGCAGCAGAAGACGATGTTAACAAATTCCTTGGCTACACAACAGCATCAGGAGTTTTAAATGAACAAATAACTGATGAAGTAAGTGAGTCAGGAACAATTGACGCAAATAACGACCTGGTTATTTATCCTAGAAAAAGACCAGTCAGCTCTGTTTCAAAAATAGAGCTTATATCAGGATCATCAACGATAAGCCTTAGCTTAACATCCGGTTCTGAAACAAGATACAACATTCCAGAGCCAAGAAACTACATTTACTATCCAGAGGGTGAGATTTCAACAACATCAGCCTCAATAGCAATAAGTGGTTTTAGAGATATTAAATACAGAAAGTTTTTAACTAGGTTAACATATGTTGCTGGATATGAAACAGTCCCAGGGCCAATAAACATGGCAACAGCAATGATTGCATCAGATTATGCATTAAGACATGAAAACAAGAATGGGCTGTCAATGATACAGCAAGGAAGAGTAACTAAAGAGTACTTCCAAAGAAAAGATGCTGATAGTGATTTAAGAAAAGATGCTATGAGCTTACTAAGACCATATGTGAGAACATCTGGTTGGTTGATGGGATAAAACTAGTATGATCTTAGATAGAATATGCCAAGTTTATCACCTCACCAAAGACACTGATAATGCTGATAAAGAGTCTTTTACAGCTGATGCAGGACTAGCACAGGTTGCTATCAATATACAGCCAGGTGCAGCGGAGGATACTATTTTATCTGATGGAACTTTTTCTCAGGCATGGATAGGATTCACTACAGAATCAGGGATTAGATCAGGAGACAAAATAACAGTCTCTGGTTTTTCTCAAAATATAACAAGAGATTTTGTTATAAAGGGAATTGAAGATTGGAATATGCTTGATCTTCCACATTATGAATTAACATTAACAGAATTTTTGGAAAATGAGTACATATAATGTCAGTAAGCCTAAGCTTTTTTGCAAAATATGACGATGTGGTCAATGCATTAGAAAAAATGGAATTTGACTTTAACAATGTAACAGATGATAGCCTAGAAGAAATAGGGCAAGAGACAACAAAGAAGATGAAGGCAGAAGCCCCAGTCGGAACTGGAAAATTAAAATCAGAAATAGATTATAAGCTTGAAAAAAGTGGTTCGTCAAGAAAAGTAACCATTAAGTCAAGTGCAGAAAATGCAGACGGAGAAGAATATGCATTTTATGTTGAAAAAGGAAGACCAGCTGGAAAAGCACCTCCAATTTCATCAATAATTGCATGGGCAAGTGCTAAGGGGCTGTCAACAGCGGTGGCACAAAAAATTGCGATGAATATTAAAATGGGAAATTCAAATGCAAATAGACCAAATCCATTTGTAGAAAGAACATTTAAAGAAATAGTAGGTTCGGTTGAAGATATATTCAACAAGGGCTTAAAGAAACTAGTGAAAGATTTTTAATGAGTAGCTCTTTAGATATAAAAAACCAGATTATAACAAAATTAAACGCCATGCAAGGCTTAAAAACTGTTTCAGGTTACCCAGTAGGAAACATAGATGGAAAATATCCATTAGCAACAGTTACTCTCAGAAGATCTAGTGCACAAATTAGATCAACAGCTTGTAACTTAAGAACAAGAAGCTACTGGATCAGAGTTTATCAGGAAGTTTCTAAAATAGGTCAAGGACCAGAACAAGCAGAAAGAATAATCGCAAATCTGGCTGATGAAATAGAAAAAGCATTTGACATGGACACAACACTCTCTGGAGTTGTGCAATATTGTGAACCTATATCGGTAAATTATACATACAGAAATAGAGAGCACGATATTAGAACTTTAGAAATACAATTAGATACGAAAGAGTTAGTATCAGCATCTTAGAGAATTAAGGAGAATTATGGCAGCATCAGCAACGATTGGAAGACTAGGATATCTTGGTATTGGTTTAGAATCAACACCGGGAACACCAGTCACAGTAGACGAATACATAAACTATACAGACATATCACTTAGAGGTCACCATGAACCAATTGAGGTAATTGGCACGACATCTTCTAGATATATGGATAGATCATCTGTAACAGGTAAAAAATGGGCAGAAGGAGATATTAGTGTTGACTTAGACACAAATATGTCAGGATACCTATGGAAAATGGCACTTGGAAACGAAGTTTTAACAACTGGAACACCAAATAATCACGAATTTTATACAACAACCTCTGGTAATACACCTAAAACAGCAACAATGTTTTTTGGCAGACAAGCAGACGATCAAAGATATAGCTATGGAGCTATTAACGAATTAACATTAGAAGTTTCAGACGGCCTTGCAACACTTAGCGCATCAATAATGGCAGACTTTCCATCTAGTGTAGCAGCACAAGCACCAACGGTTACATCTGGTACAGTATTTGCATTCCCTAACTTTGAAATGAGACTAGGTGATGACTTAGCAGACGCAGCTGGAGCATCAGCAACACCTGTAAATGAGTTTAGTTTAACTATAAACAATAACTTAGAAGTAATTCACCAAACAGGATCTTCAACTATAGCAGCTATTAGATCAAAAAGCCTCCAGGTTACTGGAAATTACACTGTTTTCTTTGAAAATGAGGTAGATAAGAATGCTTATTACTCATTAAACAAAAGAGCAATGGAAATTAAACTCACAGGAAATGCTAATGAAGAATTAAGAATTAGAATTCCAAGGTTCAGATTAAATGAAGCAGAAGTTTCAACAGGAATCGATGATTTCTTCGTAATCGGAACTGAGTTTACAGCAGAAGACATAGTTGGTGGAGGTGGAGCAGTTGACAGCGGAGTTAGATTAATCGATGTTAGACTACAAAACGATAAAGCAACTGTTTACTAAAAAATAAAAACAAAAAAGGGGAGGGTAACCCCCTCCCCACTAATTAATAAAGGAATAAAAAAATGAACGAAAAATGGTTTCCAAGAGTAGATTTTAGTCTACCAATAACAGAAATAAAAATAGAAGTCTCTAGATATTTGACATATGGTCAAACAAAAGATTTGCAAAAAATGCTTTTAGAGACAGATGTAAAACTTTCAACAAATGAAGAAAAGATGAAAGAAAACATCGAGAGCTCTGGTTCTAAAGCAATAAGATTTTTAGAAATCAGCAATAAACTCTTTGAATTCCTCTTTGTAAGTGCTAGCAGTAATGGAGAAAAAATAGAAGTAGAAAACGCTTCTGATTTTTTGGATAAACTCCCTGCCCCAGACGCAATGGTTGTTAGAGATAAATGCACAGATATTATGAACACATCAAGTTTAACTGATAATTCAAAAAAAAAATAATTAAAGAAATTCTTCCCATACTAAATGGAAAACAGGGAAGATCAGAAGTATATTTTAGATATATTATTTGTAAGGAAATGGGATGGGATTATTACACATATGAATCTCAGCCTAGTTTTTTCTTAGATGAAATAAGGTTAATAATGTTTCAAGAAATTCAGGCAAGCTCTAGAAGGTCTAATCAGAAGATGAATAGAAGAAGGTAATAATGTCACAAAAAGCAGAAATAGTCATTGAGGCAAAAGACAATGCCTCGAAAACTATTAAAGAAGTCTCTAACAACATAGAAAAACAAAACAAAGCTTTAGCAAAATCAATGGATGATTTAAACAAAAAGCAGTTAGAACAAAACAAAAAACTAAAATCCTCACTTTCAACACTTGGTACCTCCCTTGCTGTAGTTGGCGCAGCTTCTATCGGCGCTATGGGACTTGCTGCAAAGTCTGCTATAGAATATGAATCTGCAATGGCCGGTGTTAATAAAACGATGCAGGATCTATCAGACACTCAACTTGAAAATTTAAACAAAAAATTCAGAGAAATGTCATCTGTTATTCCAGAGTCAGCTACTGAGCTTGCAAAAATAGCAGAAATAGGTGGACAACTCGGTGTTGGATATAAAGATATTGAGAAGTTTGTTCAAACTATTTCAAAAATAGGTGTTACAACTAATCTTACATCAGAACAAGCAGCCGTTGCATTTGCAAGAATATCCAATGTTATGGGAGATAGTCTTGATGATGTTGATCGTCTCGCATCAAGTGTTGTTGATCTTGGTAATAATTTTGCTGTTAACGAACAAGAAATAGTTAACTTTGCAGCTCGTTTAGCCCCAATAGGATCAGCATTTGATATGACATCCGCTCAAGTTTTAGCTCTCGGCGCCGCAACTGCTGCGTCTGGAATTAGAGCTGAAGCAGGTGCAACTGCAATGCAAACAACATTCTTACTTATGCAGGCAGCTGCATCGGGGTCTGCTGGTGAAGTCATTAATAATACTAAAGCCATTGATAAAAGCACTGAAAGCCTTGCTAAAAATGCTATTTCAATGCAAAAAAACAATAATAGACTTGAAGAATTGAAAAACAGTGGAAAAGAGGGAACAGCTACCTATAAAAATCTAGCTCTAACCCAAGGTGAGCTTGAAGGAAAAGCAGGAGAATTAGATTCAACATTAGTAGGACTTAATGCAACACATGGGAAATTAATTCCCAATGTAAATGGTTTTGCAAAGATACTTGGAGTAACTAACGGTGAATTTACCGAAATGTTCAAAAAAGATCCAGCATCAGTCTATGTAAAAATGGTTCAATCAATGGCTAAAGCTAAAGATGAAGGAAAAAACTTTGTTGCGATGCTTGAAGATGCAGGAATAGAAAATGCTCGAGCAATCATGACAACCCTAGCACAGGTTGGCGCAGTTGACCAGCTAGCAGATGCTATGGATAGATCTGGTAAAGCTTATGAGGATAACACCGCATTAGAGATAGAATATCAAAAGAAATTAGCAACAACTGAAGCACAGCTAGAAATTTTAAAGAATAATTTTAATTTAGTTGCAATAGAAATAGGAAATGCATTACTACCAGCAATAAATAGTCTTGTAAAGATAATAACTCCGATGGTTCAAAAGTTTGCTGAGTTTGCGAGTAAGCATCCACAAGTAATAGTAGCAATATTAGGAACAATAGCAGTTATTGGAACTTTATCAGCAGTAATTATAACAATAACCCCAATAATTACAGCACTTAGTGTTGTTTTGGGCGCTATGGGAATTACAGCAGCCGTTGCCTTTGCTCCACTAACACTCTTAATCGGAGCACTAGTAACAATTCCAGCTGCAATCTACCTTGCAAAAAACGAAACAGCACTTTTTAACGGTGTTATGCTCACATTAGCTGGATCGATAGGAAGAACTATTCCGGGATTTAGTTCTTTTGCATGGATTCTTGAAGGCATTGGAGTCCAAGCAACTAGAGCAGCTGCGGCTGAAAGAGATCTAAAAACAGCACAAGACGAACTCGCTGGAGCAACTAGAAATCTTGAAGAACTACAATTAAGACACAGAGAGCTTCTTTTTAATCAAACACAATCAACAAAAAATTATCAAACTGCTAAAGAAGGACTCTCTGAAGCAATAAAAAAATACGGAGAAGATTCAGAACAAGCAGAAGAAGCAGCCATGAATCTTGAAGGAGCAGAAATTAGACTTGAACAAACAAATATGAATGTTAGAAAGTCAGCTGATGATTTATCTGAGGCACAAAATAAAGTTGAAGAAAGTGTTAATAATACTAGAGAAGCTGAAGAAGAAATTATGGAAGTACAGGCAGACCTAGAAGCTTCATCTGGTGGATTAATAAAAAGCTTAGATAATGTAAGGGAAGCATGGAGTGGAATAACCGGAAAAATAGGTGATGCCATCAGTAAGTTCAGAGAGTGGTCTGGCTTGGATGGTGGAGGAGGGGGAGGAAGCCCAAATCTTGAAAATAGAGAGCACGGCGGAATAGTCCCTGGACCTATCGGTCAACCAGTTCCAATGATCGCTCATGGTGGTGAAAGAATAACACCAAGAACAGGTGTTGATTCATCAGGTGGATCATCAGGTGGCGGTGGAGGAATAAGCATAAGCTTTAATGGCCCAGTAAATATGGACTCAACACAAAGAGTAGACGAATTAGTAAGTATGGTTGAAAAAAGACTAGGCAGACAAAACGAGTTAGCTCGATTTGGCGTAGCATTATCATAAGGACAACATGGCATTTCCAGAATTTAACTCATACTCACTACAAGACTTAGTGACAACTGGTATTATTACTAGTAATGTAAAAAAATACCATGCTCCAGAGAGATCTTTGGAGTTTGAACCTATCGCAAGAAGACCAGGGTCAAGAATACTTAATGATGAATATAGAAATAAGACTATCCGTATTGATGGATATATCCTAGCTAATTCACCAATGGATCTACGAGATAAAATAGATGCATTACATAGAAATGTTTCATCTGTTCCAGAGGCAACTTTTGCACTCAGTAGTGATAGAGTTGGGACTGCAACACTACAAAGATTAGACTTTAGTGAAAACCCCTATAACACAGACTATGTTCCATTTAGTATGGAGTTATTAATGACTGATCCCTTTTTCTACGACAATCAACATAGTGTTGAGTTTACAATAGCATCTGGGGAAATCAGTCACACAGAAGAAATAACAATATCAGGATCATACTTTGCATCTCCATCATTAACGCTTCAAGTCGATGCTGGGGCAGGATACACACAAACTCAGAGAATTGATTTCGCATATGTTTCAACTGGTGAAACAGTTGTTTGGTCTGGTGGAGTCAGTGAAGAAAATATAAGTTATGGAGACAGCTTACAAATAGACTATAATACCCAATTAATTTTAAGGAATTCATCAACTCAAAAAAGCTCCGGATCTTTTGCAGAATGGGAGCCAGGGGAGAGGAATTTCACAGTTACTTTTTCAGGAGTAGGTGATTGGACTGGCGGACTAGTAACACTATCTTATCAACCAAGGTATCTATAATGGCTGACGCAACAGGTGGAACAATAACTACAAATGGTAGTTATACCATACACACCTTTACATCAAGCGGAACATTCACACCAATATCTGGTAGTGGTGAGGTTGAATACCTTGTTATTGCTGGTGGTGGGTCTGGCGCAAGAGACGCTGGAACTGCATTCGGTTTAGGCGGTGGAGGAGCTGGTGGTTATCTTACAGACACTGGATATGAAGTTTTTTTAAATACTCCCATCACGGTAACTGTAGGAGCGGGCGGTGCAGCAAAAACAACAGGAAATGTTGCTGGATCAGATGGTGGAGACTCAATTTTTGGAACAATAACTGCAGATGGTGGTGGTGGTGGTGCTCAAGCAGGAAGTAATGGTAGAAGTGGTGGATCAGGTGGTGGTGGTTCAACTGGTGGAGCTTTCCAAACTGGTGGTAGTGCTACTGGTGGACAAGGAAATTCTGGAGGTAGTACTACATCAACTGGTGTTGAACAAGATAGAGCAGGCGGTGGTGGAGGGGGAGCTGGGTCTGCTGGAGGAAATGCTAGTGATAATAACCCAGGAGATGGTGGCTCTGGATTATCTAGCTCAATCACAGGATCAGCTGTAACTAGAGCAGGAGGAGGAGCTGGAACTGGTTCAAGTGACACAAGTTTTGGTGGATCAGGTGGCGGTGGTAATGGTAATGGCAGTGGTGGAACTGCCGGTTCTGGAACAGCAAATACTGGCTCTGGTGGAGGAGCTGCTGTTGGTGGTGGTAGTGCAACATCTGGAGCTGGTGGAAGTGGTGTTGTTATTGTTAGATATTTAACTGGTTCTTTTGTTAATTTAGAATCAAGTGCAAAATCAAGCATTGTCAAAACAATAATAAATGGTGATGTACAACCAGTAGATCAACAATATGATGATTCAAATTTTGATGGAAATATTGATGACATAGCAACATCAGGCTGGATAGGTGGTCAAGAATTTATTCCAGATCAAAACAACATTTCAAAATTAAGACTTTATATGTGGAAAGAAAGTGGGGCAACCGACGACTTTCTTATTAAAATACATGAGGATGATGGCGGAGATCCTGGAAATGTAATATACACAATAAGTATTCCATCAAATCAAATTCCTGATGGAACTAATAATACTGATATTAAATGGGTAGATTTTGATATGGGAGGAACCACTGTTGTTCCAGGTGATACCTATCACTTTACCTGGAGATCCTCTGGTTCAACAACAACATCATCGTCCCCAGACAGAGGATATATAGTTGGAATTGATGTATCGTCTCCAACTTATCCAGATGGATTATATGAATATTCTACAGATGATGAAGTATCTTGGACACACGCAGCTGATGTAGTAGCAATATTTGAAACATTTAATTATGTTGGAAATCAAGTTAAAGCAAGTATATCTAGATCTGAATCAAATAATTATAGTTCAAAAGCAAGAATAGCTGGAGTAAAATCAGGTTGTGCTAAAGCAAATATATCAGCACAATATGGAAAAAAGAAGTTTTTTTACAGAGTATATGATGGTGAAGAATTTGTTGCATCTTGGGCTAATGAAATATTAAATGAACCAGGATTTAGAGGAGTTATTAATGGTGGATTTGGAGAATTAAGCGTCCGTCTTGACAGAAACTTCGATGATTTTGGAGAAGATATTGATGTGAAACTAAATAATAGAGTTGAAATATGGGTTTCTGATAGAGAAACACCTTCGGGAATGCTAATATATAGTGGATATATAACTGGCTATAGACCAGTTTTAGAAAATTCAAAAGAGTATGTTGAAGTTACTGTCTTAAATTATATAGCTGAAACTCAAAGATTTATGTTAAGAGATGGGAGTGGAGACACTACCATAGTTTATTCAAGTCAAGATCCTTCAGATATCTTAACCGATATCATAGACAAATACCGCGCAGATGGTGGAACAATATACTATGATAATGACTCAATTGATTTGACAGGAACTAGTGTATCATATACATTTAACAGCAGTACAGTAAAAGAAGCACTTGATAAAGTTATTGAACTTTGCCCTGTTGGCTGGTACTGGTATATAGCCCCAGATAATATCATTCACTTACATAATAAATCAGAATTAGCTGACCACGAATTTGTTATTAAAAAAACTGTCGTGAATATGGCTACATTTAGAAGAATAGAAGATCTTGTTAATAGAGTATATTTTACTGGTGGTGGTGACCCATCGCTATATAGAATTTATGAAAACACCGGATCAATTGGTACTTACGGATTATACTCTTCAAAGGTAATAGATCAAAGAGTTACAGATGTAAATACTGCTGAAACAATATCAAATAGAATTATTAATACAAGAAAAGATCCAGAAATAAGAACCATTATAAGAATAGCTGATTCAAATGGTCAAAAAAGCAACTTTGGATATGATATAGAATCAATCAGAGTTGGTGACACGATGTCTATTAAAGGGTTGAGGGAAGATGTAAAAAGTATATCTTATTGGGATCAAATGGAGTGGGATATGGATGTTTGGGATCAAACCCTATCATCAAGTGCAGCAGATGTTATTCAGATATTAAGTATTACTTATTATCCAAATCATATTGATTTAGAGGCATCATCTAGATTGCCAGAAGTTCCTAAAAGAATAGAAGATATTAATAAAAATCTACAAGACTCACAAACAGAAAATAATCCAGTAGGACCAACATAGGAGAATATCATGGCTACAATAAATAGTTTTTCACCAAATACAAGAGCTGAATCAAGTAAGGTTAACACAAACTTTACAAATATTAATTCAGTTTTAAGACCCTCTTTTGGGTTTGGAATATCTGGTGGACTTAGTACAGGAGAAAATCAAACTCTAACATGGATCGTTCCTCAAAACATGACCATAATAAAGTGTTATGGATACCTAAAAACAGCACCAACTGGGGCTACACTAATAGTAGACATAAATGTAAATGGAACTTCTATTTGGGATAGTACACAAGCAAGCAGGCTAACATTTGCTGTATCAAACCAATCAACAAGTCAAACATCTTTTGATAACTCTTCATTATCTGAGGGAGATATTTTAACATTAGATGTAGATCAAGTGGGAAGCACTATAGCTGGGTCAGATCTTACAGTAGTTTTAAAGTGTTCGGTATAAAATATGCAATTTAGTCTAGGAAACGGAAAAAACGGAACAATACCAGTGGGCGGGGGGTCTGTTTGTAGTTATGCTACAGCAACCTCAAGTGGTACGACAATTACTACATCATTATCCGTCACAACTACCGACCTGGTTTTATTGCATAATAGAATAAGTGGAGAAAAGGAACTAGTTGTAGTAAAAACTGTTGGATCAGGGAACTTTGTTATAACAGCGCCTCTAGAAAACACATATTCATCTAATACTCAAGCAGTAAAAGTGCCACAATATACTGGTGGTGAACTTACAGGAACATTTGTCCCCTCAAAAGCATGGGATGGAACTACTGGTGGAATTTTGGCAATTGCTGTTAGTGGACAAGTTTATGGATCTGGGTTAATTCACGCAAATGGTTATGGATTTAGAGGTGGAGTTATAGGTGCTTCTTCAACAGCGGGTGGAAAAGGTGGAGAGGGACTTGTTGGATATTCTGGCCAAGGTGGTTTTAACAGTAGCTGGTCTGGAAATAGCCCCGCCGGTGGTGGTGGTGGTGATGGAGGGTCTTACGGAACCGGTGGTCTCTCTTCTCAATTCTACACCGGTGGTGGTGGTGGTGGCTCTGTTGGTGGTGGTGGCGGTACTGGCGGAGATGAAACAGCTGGTGGTGGTGGTGGTGGTGGTCACTACTATGGTGGCGGTGGTGCTGGATCTGGAAAAGACGGTGATGGAAGTAACCCAACTGGCTCGGGAGATGTTGGTGGAGATTCTAATGCTGTTGATGGCGGCGGCGGCGGTGGAAGTGGAGAAGCAAACGGTTCTGCAGGGGGAGATTCTGGTGTTAATGGTGGAGCAGGAACTAATGGAACAGCTCTAGCAGGCGAGCCAGGGTATTCTGGTAGAGGTGGAAGTGGAAAAAGTGGTGCCGGAGCAGCAGCTGGCGGCGGCGGCGGCGGTGCCAATGTTGAAACTGAGGATGATTTATCGATATGTTTTATGGGCGGCGGCGCTGGCTCTGGTGGAAATATGGCAAATGATGCACAAAATAAAGCAGGTGGCGGCGGCGCTGGTGGAAACGGCGGCGGACTTGTTTTTGTATTCTGTAGGGAGTTCAATCTAACAGGTGGTCTTTCTGCTAAAGGAAACAATGGTAGTAATGGAACAAACTCTGGTGCTAATGGCGGCGGCGGCGCTGGTGGCTCAGTACTACTAAAATGCATAAATGCTATAATAGGCACTGACCTTTTAAGAGCCGATGGCGGAACTGGTGCAACTGGTTCCCTAGGTGGACATGGTGGAGATGGAAGTAAAGGAATGATTCGTGTTGAGGCATGTTCGTTATCTGGTGATACATCTTCAACATACGGAAAATACACTTTTCAACAGGGTGGATATAATAGATGTGGAGCTCAATTCTTAGGAATGACAGGCTTTTAAAGAAAAAATATGACAGAAGTATCAACATTGGCTGATCCAATTACACAAATGTTATCAACGGTGGGGGTCGGTGGAATAACGGGATTACTTGCATATTTATGGGTTAGAAAAGATAAACAATACACTGACTTAGCAGATAAAGTTGCAGATGCATTTGAAAAGAATACGCAAGTAAACACTGAATTAAAATCAGCAATTCAAAATAATACTAAAATAGCTGAAAAACTAGAAGTTAGTATAACAAATAGAGTTTTTGAAGTACTTAAAGAAGGAACCAAGTAATCATGCAATTAGTAGATTTTTTTAGATTAATAAATACAACAGTAGCATTAATGGCATTACCTGCCTCTGTTGCTATGTTTTTTGAATTACAAAATGAAGCAAAGATAATACCGGTTAAATCAGAAAAAATGCTTTCTATTAATAGAATATTAAGACTTATTTTTTTTGGAATTGGTTTGGGAGCATTTCTTAATGCACTATTTTCACTCCTATTAATCCTGAATTTTGATTTTAACCTCATACCCCTAGTGGGTGGTGTAGCTTTTAATATGAGAAATTTAGTTATTAATTCATTCTTTACATTCTCTTCATGGTCTTTCTTCTTAATTAAAAATAAACTGGAAAATAAATAAATGCAACCACTTAGTCAAAGAGATAATAGATGGAATAATACACCTCTTGGATCATCAAAAACAACCACAATCGGCAGTCATGGATGTACTATTACTTGTCTTACTATGGTTTTAAACTACTATGGATATAATGAAACACCTGCAACAGTTAACACCAAATTAAAAAACAATGGTGGCTTTGCTTATACCAATCTACTTGTTTGGACAGCTATTCCTAAAATATGGGATAGAATGAAATTTGAATGGAGAGGATATGGATATGACAACAACTTAGTTTCTAGCAACCTACCGTGTCTTGTTGAAGTTGACATGGATAACACATTGTCAACACCAAAAGATAAACATTGGGTAGTATTTAAGGGTAATCAGAAAATGAACGACCCCTGGTATGGAACAGAGAGAGCAACAAATGCTTATAAATATCTTACAGGATATGCTGTCATAACAGGAATACAGGGTGAAGAAGATAATAATAATACAGGAGAAACAAATATGGAAATGTATAAAGGAATAGATTTAGATAATAAGGCTTCAGTTAAAGTAGCTGTAGACTTATGGGCTGATGTTGTTCAAAATGGAAAACAAGTTCTTACTAAGTCAGAGGTTGAAAAACTAGGCTCTAATGAAGCAGAAGTTATTTCGCTAAAGTCTAAAGTAAAAAGCTTAGAAGAAGAAAATAGTAAAGCTGAAGATGAATGTCAATCTAAGTTATCTGCAAAAGAAACACAAATTAGAGATGATCTTGGAAAAACAATCCAAACTCTTCAATCTGAAATAAACAAACTTAATAAAGAATTAGAAGAAGCATTAAATATGCAAATCCCTAATGAAGATGAATTAATTAGAATTACGGAAAAGCTAGAAAATCTTTCAATAGATCTTACAAAGGCTCGGGGACAATTGGAGATAGTAAAAAGAGTCGGATACCAAAGTTTTTACATACCAGTAGAAGCATGGGATAAGGAAGAGACGATTTTGACACAATTAACAAGCCTCACCTCGAGTGGAAACAGTGCAAATATGTCTACATCTAAGCTTTTCTCCGTTCTTTTAGGTAGATTAGGCAAGCTAGTACCTATTATTGCTAAAAAAGTAGATGAATTAACAAAGGATTAAAATGAACACAGAAGTTTTATCAATAGTAGTTGGACAATTGATGCCAGTCATTGTTGAATTAATCAATTCCAGAATTTCAAAAAATAAAAAGAAAGCTAAATATTTAGTAGCACTCGTTGTTTCTATGATTCTTGGATTATTAACAACATATGTTAGTGGTGAATTTAATACAACAGAACTACTTGGTTCTTTTGGACTTGTATTTGCTTCATCACAAACAGCATACAGAATGTGGTTTAAAGATAGTGAGATAGATGTTAAAATCAACAAAAAATAAAATAGATAATTGCGAACATTGTTGGAATCCTTTTTTCAATGAACTCATAGATAAAACTCCCACATCAATGAGAGAAGCTGTTTGTATTTTGTGTGAAAAGTGTGGAATGTTTAGGACTAAGGTTTTAGAGATTAGATACCAAAGAGAAATTAAATAATTATAATATTTTATATATAAATTACTAAAGACTATTAGTCTTTTTTTATAGAGGAATTTCATGACCCAGAATAGCCTTGATAGATACCGTGTTTTGAAAGAAACAGGTGCAAATTTTTTAACTGATAGACCACTGATGAGAGAGCATAACCATGGCTCTCTTTTAGCTGTGCTTAAGCTACTTGCTGGAGAAGTAGGTGAGGCAATAGAAAGTGTTGAAGATGGAGATGGGATCATAGAAGATAACCATGTTGCTATAGAGCAAGAGCTTGCTGATATAGGAATACTTCTTTTTACCTGTTTTGAAGTCCTTGGTTCAGATCCATATTATGCAATGATGGAAAAACACATGAGAAACATGCTTAAATATCCCGCCGTAATGTTTAGTGATGTAGATGAAGATTATGATGATGTTATACAAAAAGCCAAATCAAACTGGTCTATTGGAAATGGTAACCACGGTTTCTACAATGGGCATTCTAAGTATATGATAGATTTTGACAAAAGGAGCTTTGATGTCCAGGGAAGTGATGCAACCAACTCGGGAGGAAATGAAAAGAAGGAGAAGGCATGAGAGATATAAGAGAAGAAAGCCCTTTGAGTTTAAAAGAATAACAAGAGAAACTGCAATTTATAGGTCAGAAGGAAGGTGTGAAGATTGTGGACTTAGCACCTACAATGATAATATAAAGCTTGAAGCACATCACATCGTTCCAATATTTATAGCAAGAGAGCTAGAATTATTATCAGCAACTATTATAAAATCATTAGCCAATTGCCAAGTTCTTTGTACTGACTGCCATAGAGATCTTCATAAAAACAAAAGACACAAAAAACACTTCGAACCACACATAAAAAAACTAATGAGAATGGATACAACCCCGATGTTTGCTAATATACAATAAGATATTAGTATTTGGGTATAATTTGTTATTTTTTTGAATTAAATTATGATTGATGTATAGGCATTAATGATATAATACCCATATTGGCAGATCTTTGACTACTTTGCCAATCTAGAATTATCTAGATAGACCCTAGATAGCTAGAGATAGCCCTTCTTTTGAAGTTGTTTCTTATATTCCTTCTTACTAGTCTGCATCCATCCATGCTTGTCAAACTCCCTGTTCTTATAAGGATTGTTCATTTGATTCCCTCTTTGGTCAACAGCTATCTCTTTACCTTGTTTGTTTTTCCATAGGGATGTTGTATTTTTGTCGTAGTATCGGCTATTTTCAGCCTCACTTTCAATTTGGCAGTCTTTGCAAGGCATTGCTACATTTATCCTATATAATGGGTGGGAGTTATAAAATACCTGTGCTTTGTTATTCTTGCAAATAGAGCAAATAATATTAGCATCAGGCTTAACACCATTACCATAATTTTCTAATGCTTTGGGTTTACTTAGGTAAAGATTACTCATTTACAGCTTCTTTTTCCATCATCTTGTTCGCTATAACTTCGGCTAATTGGTCTAAGTTGTTTCCTGTTGAGTCTGCTATTCCTCTAAGAACAAGCCCCTCAACAATTCCTTTTCTATATTCATTAACAGCATCGTTTGAATATACTGAGTCACGGACATATTTTATTTCAACTGTTTTAAGATCTATGTTTAACTTTTTAAGGGTTTTCTTCGCATCCTTTAGTATTTCACTAGAAACAAGATCTCCCTTTCTTATTAGTTCTATAAATTCATATTCTCTTAGAACACAAATTAAAGATTTTTCAATTGAATCAATAACATCATTCAGTCTATCATTAAAGAAGAATCTAGGTTTCCACTCTACATACATCTTAATAATAATAAGTATTCCATTTTTATCAGCAACAGAAGATTCTATAAGTTTTATCATTGTTATATTATACATTATAAGACTAAAACAAACAACCCCCTGATAAATGTTGGTGAAAGGGGGATCCAACATTCGCTTGGGGGTTATTTGCTAGTTCTAATTTATCTTATGTTTAATAAGATATTTATATAATAACACTTATTCAGTGTCTGTCAATACCTCATCTTTATAAAAGTCCACTGGGCAAGCTCCTCCAACACAATCTACATGAACGAAGTCAACATCTTCTTTTGGTCCACCAAGCTCAATGTGTCTCATTAACTTATTATAGTAGTCTCTGGTAATTTGCTGTTCTGGTTGATATTCATAAGCAGTTGCATCAACTTGAGGCATAACACTACAACATCTAACTTGCGCCTGATATTTTTTAAATGTATCAGAGTAAGAATTAAATCCTACTAAGTCTGGTTTATATTTAAGTGTGTAAGATATTTGGTTACCAGTGTTGCTTGTGAGCGGTTTCTCATTCTCATCAACTCCAACAATCCAATACTTCTCTAGAAGCATTAACCATTTATATTGTTCTTCGGGCGTTGCTTCGCCAGCAGTAACTAACTTGCTACCCATACCAAGTCTACAAATCTCTGGTTGAGTTGGAAATCCTACAATAGTACTACCCTTGTAAGTTTTTAGTTCCTTGGTTGGATAACCTTTTGCTTCATATTCAGCTACAATAGGATCACCAGTTCTGAATTGAACCCATCTAAGATATTCTCTCATGGAAGGAAGATGAACACCCTCTGAAAGACCAAATAGTTTACTTGTAGTTCCAGCAGGCTTAACCGTACTATTCGTATGCGGAACATTTACTCCAAGAAGCTCAGAGTATGTTTCTGACTCCTCATCAATAGCTCTCTTAAATTTAGATAGCATCATCCAGAAGTCTTTAGACTTTTCTTCGTCCACAAGATCCCTAAAACCGTATCCAAACCTTTTCCATGCATACTCATGAAGACCAGTCATACCAACACCTATTCTATTGGTTCTGACAACCTCTTTTTTATAGAGAGAATCCATAGTGTTAACTCGGATAAGAGCTCTTGTTGCAGCCCTCATAATATTCTCAGCTTCTTCATCAGATTCAGCTAAATAAGGAACAGTGTCTGCTATCACACAATATCCAGCCATCATATTCAAACTTATTTCACCACATGGGTTAGTTATTTGAGTATATTTTTTTGAAAGAACATTACTTGCAACAATCTTCATATATTCCTGCGCACCCTTTGTTGGCTTATATCTTAAACTTTCAGCATATCTACCATCCTTAAAAACCTCTAGCCCCTGGTCTTTTTGTACCAGCTTATCTTGATTAATAATCCCTGGCTCTCCTGTACCATCATTGTAACTAGCCCCTAGTATTGAATCCAATACATTTTTCTTAAACTTTGTATCTTGCTTCCAGAATTCTTCATCAGCCATAACTGAATTATTAGCACTCCATAAGAATCCGCCCTGCTTAACCTTAATAAAGTCAAGTACTGTTTTATCTTTCCAATGTTTAGTTGCAATTCTAGCACTTCTTCTAGCACCACCAACCAGCACACATTCTGCTAAATAGTGGTCAACCCACATACTTTGTTCCCAAACATCCATGTCAGAACCTTTAAGACTCATAATACTCTGGAATGCTCTCATAAGAGGAACAGGACCAGAAGCCGGTCTTCCTTGCATCCCTGCGATAGGAGATCCATTGGGTCGTATCTTCGAGAAATCTAATACAAAAGTAGTGTCTTTAAACCTTTCTTGGAAAGTCATTACTTCAAGTTTTTCTACAGCCTGTGCCCATCCTTCTCTACTATCAGGAACCTCAAACCATTTGGCAGTTGAATATTTTCTTTTAGCTTCTCTAGTCCCCTCCATTATTGTATAATCAAAATCAGCATGTGATTCATCTAATACTATTTTTATATGAGGCATATTCTCTGACCAGTTTACAATCATTAAATCATCATCGTAAGATCTACCAACTCCAGAGCCGTTCATTAATAAGTAAAATAATATAAAAGATGATGAACTAGTCGAGCAATTTGTAAAAATTTCCATTGTTCTATTTATCTGATTCTCATCACCGTGCTGTAGGTGGCGACCACTCATTAAAAGAGCACCCTTTGCTATATACTTTTCAAGCTCTTCTTTCTCTACTTGTATATGTTCTTCTTTGTTTTTTATTTTAGTATTATTAGTCAATAAAGCATTACCAACAGCTACTCTATGAGCTACATTTCCCCATGTTTCTAAATGTCCATTGCTTTTTTTTCTCAGTATTGTTCTTTTAGCAACTGCTTCACCCATTCCAGGGAATAATTTTCGATAGTTAACCATAGTGCTCCTTTAGCGACTAAAAAATAATCATCTTTAAGATGACTATGCATTTATAATTTATATACTAGAAAAATTACCACTCTTTTCTTGTTTTTCCCAAATCTCTGAGCCACTTTTTGTTAAAGATGGCTGAAATATGAACTTCTCATCAGGTAGTAAGAGGGCAGTCAAACCATTGTCATTAAGAAAAAAGGTGTCTATTCCTATTTTATTCCTCATAACCAGTGGTTCCCTAAATGTAGTGTGTCCAAATATAATCTTCTTTCCAAAATCCTTCTGACTATCTATGAAAGGCTGTCTCATCCAAATCATTTCTTGCTCAGATTGTTTTGACATATCTCCATTCCATGTGTCTGGATTCACTCCAGCATGAACAAAAATATAATCTTCAGTCTCATGATACTTTTTCAGATTCATAATCCAATCTAAATGTTTCTTATCAAGATGTCTTTGAATATCTCTACTCCTAAACATATCTCTTTGCTCAGTCTTTGTTAGGTAACTCATCAGCGTTGCTTTCCCACCCTGGTCATACCATAAATTGAAGTTGGGATGAAATTGATGGGGTGTGTAATATGCATTTTTTAGCATATCCTCATGGTTTCCATAAAGAAAAATCCAGTGTGAAAATACACTTTCCCACCGCATCAGTTGATTAATAACTTTTCTAGATTTATTTCCCCCATCAACATAATCTCCAATGAATACAAAAGTATCGCGAACAGGACTCGCACCCCATTCATCCTTAACTTTTTCGTATAAAGCCATCATCTCATCATAGTGTCCATGTACATCACCAAAAACAATGTGTCTAGTCATTTCTTCTTTTCCTTGGAACTATTTCTCCACTATCAATCTTACTCTTAACTTCTGCAATTTCTTCTAGATATTTTTTACCTATTTGTTTTTTATTTTTAAACCAGCTTAGGGGTCTTTTCTGGATGTATCGCAATTTAGTTTGTTTATGTTTTCTAACTAATATACAAGCAAGCCTATAAGTAAAGGTATCATATATTTCATATGATGGTCCATTCAATTCTTTTATTCTAGCTATCTTAAGCCTCAAGCCTTCTCTGCTAATTCTTTTTCCCGTTACCTCTTCATATAGTTTTGATGCTCTATAAAGTGATCCATTTGACTTACTAACTATAACATTGGCATTTTCATCTACCTCAACAGTATCATCACCCCTGGTTTGTTCATATATATCAAATGCAAGCCAGTCTTGACCTAGATCAACTCCCTCATAAGGCATATTACACTATCTCTCTTTTGGTTATCACTCCACAGTCATCACATCTTGTAATTTTTACTGTCTTTTGTACAGCATGTTCACACTCACTTGCGAGCTTCTTACCTTTTATTTTCTTTTCAAGTTGTGTAACATTCCAGTTGTTCTCTACTGTTTTATCAATCCATTCTTGGGGGCTATTGGTTCCTGCTGCTATTCTATAATATGAAAAGCTAAGCCCATCATATGACTTAAGTAGTGGAAATGCTTTTGCAACCCATCTATATTGTGCAACTGTTCCAGCTTTTAATCCTATTTGTTCAGCAAATGTTCTAATAGAGTCTTCACCATATCTTGTTTGGAGGGCTAATGCCAATCTTCCAATAACTATGTTTGAGAAGTCTCTGAGGTTTCGTGCCTCTCTACCTATTTCAAATATTTCTTCTTCATCCATGAATTCAATTCTCTCATCAAGAAAATTACTAATCATGTCTACCTGTACTATTTGCGGAATCTGATATGTTTCTAATGCTCGTAGTGTTTTTTTGTCGTTTATTTGTATGTCCATTTTGCTGTCCTCATTATTATATGCCATATGTGTTTACAATACTTATTTTTTCTCTTAAAATAATCACAGTTACATAAAAACTCAGACTTATTCTTCATCGTAAGTTTTTTAACTGTTTTATATGTTATTTTATCGCTGTTTTTATCTCTAACACGCCACTTATTTGCTTGTGTTAAACATGTTTTCGAGTTTTTCAAGTTGTTTTGCATCTACAGGCTTAGGTATTCCTTTATTTTTATTTTGTCCTTTTCCATCATGGTTATATTCAACAAATTGTTGATCTAAATCGTATAAAAATCTTCCTAAACCAAAGTGAACACAACATCTCTTGAGTGCATCAGATGCAGATGCTTTCAAATGTTGTTCTCTATCACTATTAATGTTGTTTGGGTATCCAACATCTTCTTTAACTGAACCCAGCATTTCAAGTTTTCCCTTGACTACTAAGTTAGCAAATTCATGAGTATCAGCACCATATATTTTCCTTGGTGCTGGTAATGTCTCCCATGTAAAATCCCACTTGTTAATACCAATTACTTCATTTAATCTGTCTATATATTGTCTTGTATCAGCATAAGGAATCATTATTCCCCAATACTTATTGTTTTTTGTTGAAAACACAATATTTTGTGGTCGCCACTTTATTTCTTTAAATGGTTTTGACAGTAGTTCATAGGTTGTTGGTTCTTTAACTTCAGTTTTCTTTGGGGGGGTTTTTTTGTCAATCATTTAAAATACCTTGCTATATTTACTGTTCTTATTATAACCTAAAACATGAAACTTGGCAAGTCTAATGTCGGTACATTTTCATGACTTCATCTGTGCAAACGACTAATCCTTTTATAATTTTATCTCTTTGAACTTTTGCACCATGGTTTAAAACTCTATCAAAGTTTTCTAGCAAATGGCTTGAATCATCAAAGTAATCAGCTAACACCAAGTTAGAACTCATTGAATGGTATATACACCAATCAGCTATTCCACCCCTAAATATTACAAAGTTTACTCTTGTACTAACACCGTCATCTTCAACTGTTTTTGTAGCATGATTAAACCAGGGATGTTCAATAAATCCTTCACCAGTTAGTATGACTGAATGAGGCTTTGCATCATCAATCATTTCTTTAGTTAATACTATTTTTTTCTGTGTTTTCCATTTCATATTTTTCCTTGTAATGTTATTTTATATTATAATTTCCATATAGTCTATGACTAATTTTTAATTCAGGTTTACAGATATTCTCAAACCTCACCTTCCATGTATTAAGACAAGTATTATGTTTCTTTTTATTTACAAATTTACAATATGCACATCTTGAAAAGGGTATTCCAGCTGCAAATAAGATAGTCCCCCGTCTTTCCTCCCATGATTCAATTGATATTCCAAAAATATTGTTATATATTTTTCCTATTGTAAGATAAAATTCTAAACTGTCTATTTCCATAAAAATAAATCTGATTGTCCTCACTTATTCATCACTTTCTACAGATTTCTCTGCAAGTATCTTTAATAAGACATCAAATGGAGCATAAAGAAACTCTTCTCTAGCCATGTCATAGATGTAACTTTCATCAACTTCGCCTGATAATTCTTTCTTAGAATATTCTTCATACCATTCTAGTTGAGGTGCAAGTAGATCTCTTAATCTCTTTATTTTATCATCATCATAAGTAACTAATGTCTTTTTATAAATGACAACATTATCTTTGACAGTAATTATGCCCCTGTCTCTTGCCTCTTCACCCTGCCATTCTAGTGACCCATTGAGAACTATATCCCATTGTTCAAATTTGTTTTCAATTAACCATTCAAGCCACTCTATATATTCATAGAACTTTTCTTTGCCGTCCCACTCAAGGTAATAGCCATATTTGTCTGTAACCCATTGACAATATGCCCCTGGGAACTTAGTATCATCATGATGGTTATCACTTATCAGATCTAAATCATTTTTTTCATCTAAAGTTAGTTTTCTACTAAACTTTACATGTCCTTCGAATGTTGTTGTGTATCCCATATTACATCTCGCTTTCTATTTCATTAATTTTTTCAATGATGCCGATTCTTTCATTCCATAAAGCACCATATTGTGTATCTGATGAACTCATATCTTTTAGAGATCTAGTCATTCCTTCTCTTATGTCAACTAATTTTTGGAGCTCTTCATTCTTCTGCTCCCTTAGTCCTTGCCATGCAATTTCATATCCTGCCCAATTATCAACACCGTGTGCTTCCAACATCTCAAGCCAACTCCGGTCTTTTTTCAATTTTTTATATTCTTCTTTAGTTATTTATATAGTTTCTTCCATATTATTTATCTTTATTCTTCAAATTCTTTACTATTACATTCTATTACTGAAATTTTTAATTCTTCTCCATTAACACCAGCCTTATATGCTTCCTTCATTCTTTCAACAATATCATGTGCATCAATTAGATCTCTTCCAATAATGGCATCCTCTGGCTCACATCTTCCTATAAATGCTTTATCTTCTCCATTGATAATTAATCTGTGATGCATAATAAAGTCGTAATCATCTTGATATGTTTTTATAATTATTTTCATTTAATCTCCATAGCAACTAGTAGTTGCCTTATATGTATTTTCTAACACTCAGCGCTAGCCCCTGATCCAAAGATCAAATAATTTGCACACTGGGTTTCATAAATCATTTTAGTCAACCACACTGGTGGATTATCTAACTTTTCTTGATACTGTTCTTCTAATGTTTTATATTTCATATGTACCCTTTCTAATTAATACCACCCATTTAAATTATGGAATGCAACTGCCTCATTAAAATCGCCATATCTATTATTAACATACTCTCTTATCCATTGTAACTGGCAATCTGCCGCTTGAGGAGTATCAACAATCTCACATGGTTGTTTATCACATGGATATGCTTGACCAAGACCGCACGCATTACTCATTACATTATATATAGAAGGATTAAAGCTGGATTCTCTAGCTATAATCTCACCCGCATTAATAGGATCTTCAGGGAATACTACTTGAATCTTTTCCCAAATGTCTGGTCGTGCAACTATATGAGAAGCTAATTTTTGAGAAGGTTCTTGCGTGCCAGTCTGAACCACTTCTTGCGTGGTGTCATCTCGCTCTACAGTTTTGACGCTTCTTCCTCTACTTGTTCAGGCGCAAGGAATCTTTTATCAAGATCTCTTAGTCCATCTTCATACTCAAGCTTAACAACTTTAACAATTTCAGGATTGTTCTTTGCGAACATAACTTGATCCCAAGAACTACTCCAAGAGTTGTACTCTTTTTGAATAATATAACCAACAAGGATGAAAGCTAATACTACTACTCCAGCAAGGAATGAAATTCCTACTACTTTACTAAGGTTAAATGAGACAGTTTTTGTCTCGCCAGTCTTAGCTTCTGGCTTTGGTTTTATGTTTTTGAATTTTGGCATAAACCCTTTCTTAATATATTTAATGTTATATCATTAATATATACATTTGTAAGAGTTATGTCAAGGGGTAATTACCAGAGGTTAGCACCTGGGTTTTGTTTTTTTGATATGCTTTTTCGTAATTTCTAAATCTGCTTACGGTAGCATAAATGAATTGAGTGGTTATCTGGCTTCTTTTATTTATCTTTTCTTTATTTTTATCAACAACCTCTAGTGTTTTATCTCTAAAGAAATCCTCTGGCTTATCAAGTGAGGTTGCCACTAAACCAAATGTACCCGATGTGGATGTTACCCAATGAAGGGCTTCTGTTGCATGTGTTCTAATTTGTTCTGCCTTATCATCACCATCATCAACTCTAAGAACTCCCCTCTCAAGTAGAAATCCTTTATTAATATCTTTTAATGCTTGTGTCCAAATAGCAAAAAGAAGTTTTTGTTCAGGTGATTCATTTGTGTGGCTCATATAATGCGTATTATATATTATAGGACGATTTATTGCAACACGCAATAAGGAAGATTACTGATGTAGAGATTCTATTATTGAATCCATCTCTAGAATAACCTTTCTAAACACATCATTTAATTCTCTTGTTGGTGTAAAGTCACCTGGGTATGCTATATCTTTAGTAGAAACAAATACGCCTTCTTTATCATATAGATGTACAGTGGCATTAATACCCCACATACTATCATTACCTTTTGAGAAGTACATATCTTGTATGCTAAAATCAGTTATCTCAATTTTGACTTGACTCATTTAAAACCTGCCCGCTTCTTTGAAGCTATATTTTGTAAGTTATCCATTCTCAAATCTAATTCTTCCTGATCCCTAGCAAAAACATAATACTCACAACCAGTCCTGAACCCAGCATTAGCCCCTAATACTGGTTTAATAGGTTTATACTCTGAATCAAAAACACAATAAACATTAACAACCTTGGTATCTTTTAAATCTGGCAGATCACTTGAGGTAATAGCATTTTGAACTAACTTTATTTCCTCAGCCTTTACTATTCTCTCATACAAGGTGATAGTTTTTATAAATGAAGCTAAGAAGAAAACAAATATAATTAGCATAAATTGTCTAGCTCGATACTTTGACATATACTAATACTTCTTCTTTGGTATAAGGTTAACTACTTTTAAATCTACTGCTTCTTCAAGGAATCTAGCAGATAATAAGTCAGCTACCTGTATTAATGTAACGATTGGATATCTTTTTACACATTCAAAGTACTGATTCTTTAAATCAAATTGCATCTGTGTTCCAAGTTCATATGCACCCATATGAAAGCGCATCGCTGCCATCTCTGGTATACTAAGTTGAATAAATCTATTCACAACAATAATACTTTTATCACCATGACCAAGGGGAATTTGTTCATCAACCACATACCCATTATAACTCTGCCATTTGTTATTATCATCCTTAAACCATCGTTCATCCTTCTTATAGTAGTTAGCCTTACAAACATCATGCAGTAAGCCAGCAAGTTCTATTGACTCTATTGGTATCTCTAGCCCCTGGCTCTCGTTTAATTCAATCATTTTATCAGCAACATTTAATGAGTGGTCTACTAAACCATGATCAACATTATTGTGATATGAAGAAGATGCTGGAGCAGTAAAGAAGTCTGTTCCCATATCTAAATATTCAAACAACTTATCAACACCTTCTCGGTTAGTCCCTACTAATCTTTTCTTAAATTCTTCTCGTCTATTTTTCATATATACTTAGCCCCTCCCCTTATTTTTAGTAATAAAAGTGTATCACAACACATAATGTTATTCAATAGGTAAAAAGGTTAGCCCCTCCCTTTGTTAGCCCCTGGTCTTTGTTTTGAAATTCATATTAGGGGAAAAGCTATATAGAGTTTGGGGGGGGTTGTTTTATTTTCTATTAATAAGAAAAGAGTTTATTTTATACAGTATAAGGTTGGCTGAAACTAGGATGTTAAAGATTGCCTTATTTAGTATATTTTTAATAGTTTGAGTTAGTTTTTTCATATACTGATAATATACAACATTTATAACATTAATACAACCCCTATTAAATACCCTTCAATCATCACATCATTATTTTTCAACTTACATAATCAACAACTCACACCAAACACAAACACCATGCCCACGCACACGCATTAAGGAAGACCAATAATTCTTTGTGATCCCTAAGATCTGCTAAATAAATCATAATTTACCCTAACAATATTCATAAGATACACATCAAACATACACACCCACTACACACCCACTACGCACACCGTACGCACACGCGCGTTAAGGAAGAGGGCTATATAAGAAAAGCTATAAAAGAAATGATTTTAGGAAGGGTTTTTTCTTTCCTAATAATATACATATCCATTACACATCTATTACATATCCATTACACATCTATTACATATCTATTACACATCGTAAAGAATGTAAAAAAAAGAAATGATATGATTAGAAAAATGAGGATTGTTTTTTAAGTTGCTGTCTTACTAGTATTGAATCAATAAGATACTCATTAACGGGCTCTATCTCCTCAACTGGCTCAACCCAGGGCTTGCGCTCACTAATGCCATTACTATTCATTACTAATTGTTTTACCGTGTCAATGCTTCCAAACCTGTATTTTTGCAGTGCCAGCACCCTGTTATTATGATTTTCTATTCCTTTATTTAATAACATGATACCGTCTAGTTCATGACCTATCTTATTTGATCCAGCCATGACACCCGCTTTAGTAGCTTGACCAATGGCTAGGAGTGTGAAGCTTCTCGTTTTTTGAATGTGGTTATAGATTAGCTTAATTGCTTCGAGGTTTTCACTTGCCGAGTCACCACCTTTAACGGTTAGTTTTTGAAGACTATCAACTATGACAATATCAGCCTTAATCTCCTTAACTGCATCTAGTATATTTGCTACGGTTATATTACTAATTAACTTGTATTTATCTGGTCTTGGGTCTACAGTTGCATTTTTATTCAAAAAGTATACATTTTCAGCGGATAGATTCCACCGCTTAAACTTACCCTTAATAATATCGGCTCCCTCCTCGCCGCATACATACAATACTTTTTTGCCTTTATCGCTCATTTTAGATGCTAATTGATTAGCTAGTGTTGATTTACCAGCTCCAGGTTGACCAGCTAACACCAGTCCAGTGTTAAGGGGTATACCACCGCCTAGCATACTATCAAAGTAATCAAGCCCTGTTTCAAATAAACTAGGGTAAAACTCTTTAGATTCGCTATATTTTATTAAATTATTCATATATTCTTATAATTACTTATATACTAACCCTCTTGAAAAATCAAGAAGGCTATATATAATCAATTTGTAGCTTCCATTGCTATTGATTCGGCTATTCCTTGTATATCTGATGTACTTACTTCGCCACTATTTGATAGTTCTATAAGTTGCAATATTCTCTCAGTTATATATAATTGTTTTTCTGTCATGCGCAGCCCTCCGGTACACCTGCCCACTCCAAGAGTAGTACATCATGTTTATCAATAAACTTTGATAAATCTTGAAGCTCTAGAATTTCCATTGTACTAATGGTACAATTTTCGATCTCCTGTCTTAAATACTCGAGCC